CGGCACCCCCTGCCGGTGGCTGTGCCCGTGCACCTGCCACGCCACCGTGGCCGCCCTGTTCCCGCTGCCACCCCAGCCCCCGGTCCGCAAGGGCGTGGAGCTGCCGATCGCGGCGACCGACCGGCTCCGCCGCGACGAACCCCAACAGCCGACTCTGCCCGGCCTGCCCTGACCACAGACCTGGCCCGCCCCGAGGAGGGGACGGGGCGGGCCGGCACCCCAACCCGAGGACCAGGAGGACCGTTGACGACCTGCGTGATCTGCGACCAGCCCGCCGAGCCGACCGCCTACGCCTGCCAGCAGATGGCGAACCTGGCCGAACGTTTCAATCGGGCCATCGAAATAGCCGACGTTGTCGCCATCGTCAATCCCGACGGCTACATCGGCACGTCAACCCGGAAGAAAGCCGAGCGTGCCCGCAGCCTGGGTAAGCGGATCGTGTGGATGGTGAAGCCGTGACCGAGCACCCTGCCTGCCCGACCTGCGGTTCCACGGTGCACACCGCCCAGACCGTGACCGGCGGACTCGTCGTCCTCTACCCGTGCACGTGCTGGCTCCACCCAGACGTAGGTGACGACCTGTCAATCCTGTACCCGGAGGTCTACCGGCACGAGGAGAGCAACCCCCGATGAGCAACAAGAGCATCGGCGCGCGAATCCGTAGGCTTCGTGAAGCCGCCGGCCTGCGACAGCAGGACCTCGCGGACGCTATTGGCCTCACTCGGACCAGCATCTGGACCTAGCCGGCGTTGACCACCAGCCTACGCCCCGCATCGTTGACGCGCTTCAGCGTGCCGGTTTGCTCAGAAAGGACAGCTGATGATCCCGAGACCACGCGACCACGAGGGGTTGCCCCTTGAAGGACCTGAGACACCGAGCGCGATACCAGCTTCGCTGGCTACCCGGATAGCCGGCGCACAGCGGGCGATCGTCTCAACGCTCACCCAGATGGGCGACCTGCTAGCCAAGCTGTCCGATGAAGTCGGCAGGCAGCAGAGCCATCTGGATGAACTCAGCAAACACCCCGAGACCGTCAAGGTGGTCACCGACCCGAGCCAGCTCGCCGGCGGCGCCGGGATCATGACCGACGAAGAGTGGAGGGCGTTCGACAAGACGCTGGCCACCTGTCGAGGACGGGTCGACACCGACGACGTCACCAGGTACGGGGATATCCTGCACCGGGCAGCCCACGGCGGCAACGAAACCGGGTGCTATCCGCAGATGTGCCGCCAGTTCGAGTCGTACGCCGAGGTGCTGTTGGCCGCGCTCACCCGGGACGGCCGGCTCCTGCCCGCCGATGCTCGCGCCTCCGTTGAGTACGGCGTCCGTGTCATGCGCGGCGACACGGTAGAGAACGAGTGGGCAACGGACTTGGCGCGCGCCTGCGCCGTGGCCGACTACCACGACAAGAAACGCGAGGAGAACGCCGACTGGCCCACCTCGGCGGTAGTGCTGCGCCGTACCGTCACCGCGTGGGAGGAGTACCCGCAGCCGTGACCAGCGATGCCCTGATCCCCGGCCCCACGAGGCCGCGTCGCTGCCGTTGTGGCCGGCTCGTGCCTGTCGGCCCGCTCATTGACGGCTGGGGGTCAGGGTGTGCGGCCAAGCACGGGCTCGTGCCGCCGCGAACGCCACGCATCCCGAAGCCTCGGCAAGCCCCACCACCAACCGCCGATGCGCCGACCCTGTTCGATCTCTTCGGGGTCGAGGAAGATCCTGTCCCCGATCATGCGTAATGCATGTTGACCAGGTAAAATGGTGGATGTGTCCACCGTCCCAAGACAAGGGCGCCGCAATGTGCAGGTGCGCCTATCGCGGGAAGCCGTTGACTGGCTCGAAGAGACGGCTCGCCGTGAAGGCGTCGTCGACGACGACGGCAACCCGAACCGGTCGGAGATGATCCGCATCATGCTCGCCTACGCCCAACGGCACCGGCCCAAAGGATGGCGCCCCTGAGTAGCGGTACCGCCAGTACTGCGGTAACTGACAGTGGCGGTATTCTGCTTAAGATCCCGTCCCCTCCAGCCTGAGGGGGTTCCTCACGCAAGAGAGGACCCCCATGCTCTTGACAGTCGCAGACGTCGATATCCGTAACCCGCTCGTCCGTGACGAGCTGGCCGACGTACACCGGCTACACGCCCGGATCTTGAACCTCACCGACCCGCAACCCGTGGACGGGCCGCGCATGCTGTGGGCGCAGCTATCCCACGACAGGCTCGCCATCCGCACCAACCACCCGATCCCCGAGGACCGCTGGCCGGACGGCTACCTCAAAGCGGTCACCACCAGAGAGTGGACACCACCACCGGCCGGACCGGTCTCCGCCGTGTGTGTCGTCAACCCGGTCCGACGCTCGTCCCGCACCGGCCGGATCATCGCCACCCCTATCCCTGACGAGGAAATCCAACCGTGGCTCGCCGAACGGCTCACCACCGCCGGCATCCGGCCCGATGAAATCAATGTCGTCCGGGTACGAACCGTTTCCGGGCGGCGCGCCGGCGCGCGGGTAATCCACCGGGTCGCCGTGTGCCGGCTGACCGGAACCGTCACCGACCGCGAAGCGGCGACCCGCCTCGCGGTCGCCGGCGTTGGTCGCGCGAAATCCTACGGCTGTGGGCTCACCGCCTGGTGGTCGCGGTGAGGTGGCCGTCCGGTCCGGTGATGGTGTGGGACCTCGCCGGCCAGCCGCAGCGTCAGAGCCTCACTCTGCAAGACGTTCCCGGTGTGTGCGCCATGTGCGGCGCCGAGGTCGAGCAGTCGATGGCCACCAAGGACGTGCTCGGCGGGAACTTCACCGACCAATACCTGCTGGCCCGACCCGACTCCGGACGGGTGTGCTACGCCTGCACTTGGGTGTGCTCCGGCAAACCCCCGGACACCGTCCGCATGTGGACTGTGCTGGCCCGACCCGACACGACATTGCCCCCGTCGCACCCGAAAGCGCCCATCAGCTCCGACCACGTGCACTTGACCGCGCGGAACGACATGCGCGCGGTCGTCCAAACACTGGCCGACCCGCCGGACGGGCCGTGGCTGGTGTCGGTAGCCGAATCAGGCCAGAAGCACCACGTCCCCTACGCCCAGATCAACCACAGCCGTGGCCGGTGGCGGGTACGCATGGACGCCCTCGACGTCTCAGCCACCCCCGCCGAGTTCCGGCAAGTGTTCCGGCACGTCCTGCGCCTGCGGGAGGCCAAGTTCTCGGCGGCCGAGATCGAAGCCGTCGCACCGAAGATGCTGACCGCCGCCACTCTGCCCGTCTGGCGTGAACACGGCGAACCGCTCACCCCGTGGCGAGGATCCGCACTACTCCACCTCGCCTGTTTCCTGCCGAACAAGGAGCACATGGATGACTACCTCCGAGACTTTGGCTGACCTGTACCCCGGCCTGCCAGCCGAAGCCACCGTCACCGCCGTCGACCAGCAGCAGCTCATGGACTGGGCGACCCGATTCGCCAACCTCGTGGTCGACGCGATCCCGCCCGGCTCCATCGCACCCGCCGACTACAGCGGGCGCACCGAATCAGCGCTCCGTGAGGCCGCCACCGCCGGCACCTACCCGGAGGCCGTGTCCCTCGCCGTCGAATCGGTGGCCCCCGGCCAGCGGGGCGCCCTGACGGCAGCGACGCAGGAAGCGTTCGTCGCCCTCGGCAAGGAACTCGCCGACCCGCAGGTGTTCGCCGCCTGGGCGGAGATGATCGGCCGTGACTGCGTGTACGTGGTCGCGGCAACCATGGTCGCCCGCCGCGAACGCCGCACCGCCAAGAAGAAGCCCGACACCCCCGCCTCGTCCACGGCCGCCGCCATCCTCGGCACCGGCGACACCACCTCTGACGCGGAAGGACTGTTCTGATGACCGCTCCGGATCTGACGTCGCTGGCGGCTGTCTCCGACCTGCGGCTCCCGCTCGCCCTGCTCGCCCTTGACCCGATCAGCCACGGCGCCGGTAACGCCGGCAACACCCAGCTCCTGCGCACCCAAGCCCACATCTGGCAGGGACGCCGCGTCGAACTCCCGTACGTGTCCGGAAACAGCATTCGGCACCGGCTACGTGACGCCCTCGCCTGGCACCTGGTGCGCACGCTGGACGTGCCAGAGCTCGGGCTCGCCCGCCGGGTCGTGGACCTACTGTGGTCCGGCGGCGCGCTCACCTCCACCGGCAACAAAGCCGACCTGAACATGATCCGCCGGGTGGCGCAAACCCTGCTCGGCACATCCACCCTCGGCTACTCGGCGCAGTCGGACATCGTCGCCGGCACCCTGTACGTCGACAACGCCCACCTCGTCTGCCAGGAAAACAGCAACCGGATGCCGCCGCCGCTGCTGTCGCACCCGCACGCCCAGCTGCCGGCAGCAGTGTTCCGGGGCAAGACGTTCAGCGCCAGACACGACGTCTCCGGCTCACCGGTGTCCCGCTACATCCGCGTCGACAGCCCGGAGGATCTACTCAACGCTGGCAGCGACCGGCCCCAGCAGATGATCTACGACATGCAGGTGGTCAAGCCCGGCAGCGTGCTGTACACCGCGTTCACCCTCCAAGCACCGACGATCGGGCATGTCGCCGCGCTCGCCGTCGCCGTCGATGAGGCGGCGCCGCTGGCCGGCGACCAGCGGGAGATTTTCCTCGGCGGCAAACGTTCGGTCGGGTTCGGCCGCTGCGCCGTCTACGGCCGGATCGATGACGCGTTCACCCCGCACGGAGGCATCCAGGCGCTGCGAGAGGCGTACGAGCAGCACATGCGCGAACGCAAGACCGAGATCCTGGATCTGCTTGGGGAGCTCGTCGGGTGACCCCAGTGGACGTGACCATCCCGCCTGGCACGGTGGCCGACACCACTATCCAGCCCATGGTGCCGGTGCGTGTCGAGGCCCGTATGGCTGAACCGGTCATCGGCCTCGACACAAACCCGCTGCACCTCGACGGGCCGCTGTCGCAGGCCGGCTGGGCGGAATACCTCGACGTGCACGGGCACGGAAGCCTCCCGCCGATGACCCCCGACAGCTGCGCCGACTTCAACCTGCCGCTGGCCACATGGACAGCACCAGCCCCCTCGGACGGGGTGCACGACCTAGCGCGGGCCGCCGATCGAACCCTCGTGTGGGGGTGGGCGTGCTCGGCCGCCGACTACCAGCCCGCTGGCGCCACCATCACCCAAGTCCGACGCCGGCCGGCCACCGATGTGATGGCCCGCTACACGCCCGACAAAACCCACCACCTCAGCGCGGGTCCGCTGAAAGCTCGGGACGTGCCGCAACCCGCCGTCCTCGTCGAAACCATCACCTGGTGGGCGCTCACCCCAGACCCCGACCGGCTGCACCGGATGCTCAACCGGGTACCCGGACTCGGCCGGCTACCCAGGCACGGCAACGGGCGAGTCCACCAATGGACGGTCAACGTCGATGAGCGGGCGGCGCAGCGGTGGCGGTGGCGCACCTGGCCACAGCCCGGCGGTCTACCGGCCGGGATCCGCGCACCCTACCACCACCCATCCCGACGCATGCCGTGCGCACCGCTAGGAGATCCACCGTGGCGCTGATCCCTTCACCACGGCACACGGCCGCCGACCTCGCCGAATGGCGGCGCTACGAGCATTGGGACGACACCCTCGCCCGATCCTCGCAGCTCGACCGCATGGCCGACAAAGCACGAGCGTTGATCGAACAGTTCGCCGACGCCGGCCCCTGCTACCTGTCGGTGTCGTGGGGCAAAGACTCCGTCGTGGTCGCGCACCTGCTCGCCACCAGCCGCGCTGGCGAGCGGGTGCCGCTCGTGTTCGCCCGCGCCTGCCACTGGGAGACCCCCGAAGTCGACCAGGTCCGCGACGCCTTCCTCACCGCCTACCCGCACGTGCGGTACGAGGAGATCGAGTACGAGTTCAGGGTGCCCCTACGCGGCGAGCCGGGGTTCGACAGCGACGACACCCCCACCCAAGACGCTTTGCGGGAAACCCTCGACCAGGTGCACGGCGGCCGGCGTATCTCCGGTGTCCGCGCCGAAGAGTCGGCGATACGGGCCAAGAGCCTGCGCCGGCACGGCGACGCCACCGACCGCACCTGCCGACCCATCATCCGCTGGCGCTGCGCCGAACATGTCTTCCCCTACCTGCACAAACATGACCTACCCGTCCACCCGATCTACGCGATGACCGCCGGCGGCCACTATGACCGCCGCTGGCTACGCGTCCACGCCCTCGGCTGCCAGCACCCCGACATGTCCGCCGTCTACAGCAAAGACCCCGACGCGTGGGAACGCCTCTACTACCAGGACGTCATCACCGCCGCCGCCGAAGCCCGCAAACACATGTGGACCCATGCCTAGCGAACTCGTACTCGTGATAGGCGCCTGCGGGGCCGGCAAGACCACGTGGGCGCGGGCCAACTTGCCCAACCACGCCCACCCCGACGCGGAACAGCTCGCCCGCACCCTGTTCGCCGACCCCAGCCAGTTCCGCTACTACCCGTGGGTGCGGGTCGTCATGAAGCGGCTCGTCCACTGCGCCACCGTCACGCTCCTGGAGCGGGGTGTCAGCGTCGCCGTCGCCGGACGCGGCGCCACCCCCGACGAACGCCGCACGTGGATCGACCTCGCGGCCAGCTACGGCGCACCCACCCACATCGTGTGGCTGGCCACCCCACCCGAAGTGTGCGTTGCGCGGGCACAGGCGGACCCGAACCGGCCACGCACCTCGCGGCGGGCGTGGCCGCAGATCGTCGCCAACTGGTACCGAGACTGGCAGCCGCCCACACCGGACGAAGGCTACGCCTCCTACCGGGTGATCCCCCACGAGCCGCACGAGGACACCTGACGATGTGGCGTCTACGCGTTCACCTACACACGCGCGCCCGGCACGCGCGTACCCTAGCCACGGAGGCGGCATGAGCATCCTCGACAGGATAGACCGCGCGATCAGCGGCCTGTGCGAATGTGGCTGCGGACAGCCACTACCGGAGAACGGGCCGTCCATGTACTTCGCGAGCGAGGACTGCCAACAACGCTGGCGCGCGCGCCGAACCCGCGACGCGCAGGACAACGGCCACGAAGACCTTCGCAGAGCGGAAGAAGAGGGCGCCCGCCGGCTCACCCCTGCACGGGCGGAACCCAACACCAGCACCCGGGCGCACACCCTCACCGCGTTGCAGTGGGCACGCCGCTGCCCGAACTGCAACCGCCATGGGATCCCCGTCGAGGGCAGACGCGCCCAAGCGGCCCGCGCGCAGATCACGCCCGGCGACACCATCCCGTTGGAAACGGACCCCTGCCACGCCTGCCCACACTGCCTCACCCCCTACCCGGGGCCGCCTCTGCGCGCATCTGTCTCACGGTACGGCTCGATAATCCTCGCCGAGGTCTCCACTGTCGGAGCCGAACAGGTCACAGAGAAGAAGCTCATCGCCGATGTCGAGATCGGATCCATCGATGACCCGGAGTCATACATCCAAGGAGTGTGGAACCACCTCGCCGACAGGGTGGCCACCACCGCCCGTGTCCGCGAGTGGCTACGCGCCAACGGCGTCGACCCCAACCGGGTACCCCGCGACGCACGCATCACCACCACCCGAAGCATGGCAATCATCGAAACGGTGGTCGTTGACGAAAACGGCCGGGTCGTCTTCGACCAAGACAGCCCACGCCTAACCACCCAGGCGGTTCTCCTCAACAAGCCGTGGCCGGCCAACCTGCACTACCCAAACCACGTAAACCTTGGCTGGGCATCAATACTCCACCGAGGTTTCCCCATTCCCACGGGGAGCTTCCTACCCAGTTTCTCCGCTCAAGCATCTGACAGCGGCCAGCAGGAACAGCAGGCAGAGGACTAGATGACGTGATCTCCATACCTGCCGTAGTCGCGATCATCCTTGCCGTCGTCACGCTGCTGCTCGCCCACAACACGCGGCGGCACGCGAGACGCGCTGCCACCGCACAACGCCGAGCCGAGGACGCGCAGCTTCGCGCCGAAGCTGCCCTCACCCACCTTCAAACATTGAATGATCGGCAACGCGAAATCGGCAAGCGCACCATCTACCTGAAACGCCACAAATAGACAAAGGGCGCCCGGCCCCTCCCCAGACGACCGGACGCCCCACAACCCCGCCGCCCCCAAACGGCCGAGATCACCGCCAGCGTACCCCCCAACCTACGCGAACGGAGATCCACCATGGCCGCACCTTGCAACTGCGACTGCCACACCAACCCCTACACCCCCTGCTCAATCCCCGGCGGATGCGGCACCACCGGATGCCAGCAAGGCACCTGCCTCGCCTGCCACATCCGCACCCCCCAGCAAGGACTCGCCTGCGAACCCTGCCGCAACTGGCTACCCACCGCGCTCACCTCCATCCCGCGCCTCGCCGCAGACGCCCGCGCCGAACTCATCCCCGCCGACGACTCCACCACCCAACACGTCCTCGTCTGCCCCACCTGCAAACGCACCGCGCCATGGACCCCCAACCGGGGCAACGCACACCACCCCAACAACACCGCCTTCGACGACCCCAACCACCCCGACTGGCACGGCATCTGGATCGACGCCCACCTCATCACCTACAAGGGAGGCCCCACCCCATCCACCGCACCCGACACCATCATCACCGGCGGAACGATCGAACCCAGCACCCCACTCAACCTGCACCTACACGACCTCCTCGCCGACGTCATCCGCGACGGCGGTAAACCAGTAGACGTCATCCACGACACCCTGATCCCCGCCGACACCATCACCCCAGTCACAGTCCCCGTAGCCCGGATCGAGGTCACCGAACGACACGAAACCACCGCCGACGGAACCACCACCATCCACCACGACATCCGACACATCCGCGAAACCCTGCACCTACGGCAGCGGCAGATCCTCACCGACGAACACGGCAACCCCCTCCTCCGGCCGGCAGGCGACCAAACCGGCGTCGTGTCCGTCGCACAAGCACTCGACCAAGACGTACGCGCCATGATCGACGCAGGCGCACCCGGAAGCCGGTGGCGGCCAACCCCCACGATCGAATCCCTCACCGAATGGATCAAAAACCGGCTCCCGTGGGCATACGACAACTACCACGGACTCGATGCCCTCACCGCCACCATCAAACGTGTCCGAGGCCAACTCATGGCCGTCCTCGGCGAGTTCGACCCCGAACCCGAACTCTGCGACGGCGTCGAGTGCAGCCGCTGCGGACTCCGCATGCTGTACCGCCGCCAAGACGGCTCCGGCGACGTCGAATGCCACAACCCCGACTGCCGGAAGGTGTTCCGGGCCGACGACTACCACAAGTGGGTAGAACACCTCAGCGGCTACGAACGCTCCCGCCGATCCCCAGACGAGGTCACCAGACTCCTACGCGGCCGCTAGCAGCAAGCACACGACACCACCCATGCCCAAGTGGACATTTCTCCGTTCAGGATTTACATTTGACCCGGTACCTCCTGCCCAAAAACAGGACACAGCGGCCACGTCGCCACCTGAACCCTCACACCACGGGAAGGCAGGGGGGTGGCAGCGTGGACCGGCGCGCCAACCCCGACGCCAAACTCACCGCCCGCCAGCTCGCCACCGCACTCGGAGTCTCCCCCCAACTCGTCAACCGCTGGCACACCGACGGCTACCTCAACCACAACGGCGAACGCGTCTACCTCCCCTCCGTAGGACGCAACTGGAAAGGCCACCGCCTATTCCGCTACCTCGACGGAGCCATAGCCGAAGCCGTCACCAGACAGTCACCCAAGTCGTTCCGCAAACCCCTCCGCCGCCCCACCACCGGCCCCAACTCGTGGGCCGAACGAGACCGCAAACAGCCGGCGGCGTCCCGCCCCCAACAGAACCAAGACACCACGCTCACACCTACCTACTAACCCGCACACTCACCCACGGACCCGGTCCATAGCCCGCCCCAAGGCGACGCCCGAAACCGGGCTACGTGATCCCAGAAGGAACGTGAAGACAATGGCTCGGCCCACCAAAGCAGAAAGCGTCAAGATCGCCGAACGGCGAGCAAAGAACGTCGCCCTGCGCATGACCGGCAAAAGCTGGGCCGCAATCGCCGAAGAACTCGGCTACAAAACCCCCGCAGCAGCCTGCCAAGACTTCTCCCGCGCACTTGAAGCCAGCATCGCTGAACAACACCGCAGCGTCGAGCTGTACAGGGAAGAAGAACTACAGCGGCTCGACCTGCTGATGACCGAAGCATGGGCCGTGCTGAAGCGGGCGCACGTCACCGTCTCCCACGGCCGAGTCATCTACGACGAGAGCACCGGACAGCCGCTGCCCGACGACGGGCCGGTGCTGCAAGCTATCGACCGTATCCTGAAGATCCAGGAGCGTCGGGCGAAGCTTCTCGGCCTCGACGCGCCCACGAAGATCGAGGCGATCACCATGGACGCGCTCGACGCGGAGATCGCCCGACTGTCAGCCGAGCTGGAAGCGGAGGCATCCAATCCGGTGCCAACGGAGTAGCCTCAGGAGGCGGCGGTGACTAACCTGGCCGCCCCGCCCAGCCTGAAACAGGTCAAGCTGGAGAAGCTGCGGGAGCTACGCCGGCTCAAAGCCGAGAAGGAGAACCGCCGGCAAGCCGAAGCACGGCTCAAGCGGGACGCGAACCGTGCCCGCTGGCCGTCACCGCTCGATATGGCTGTCGAGCTTGATCCGCCACGGCTCTCGGAGAGCGGGGAACGCCTCGGCATGTGGCGTACCCCCGCACTGGACCTCATCAACAGGGCGCTGGTGGACCTAGCGGAAGGCCGCGAGACGCGCCTAGCCGTGTTCATGAGCCCACAAGAGGGCAAGTCAACGACGGTCTCGTTTTGGTTCCCGCTGTGGCTGCTCACCTGCGTTAACCCGGACCTGCGGATCCTGATCCTGTCCTACTCGGATGAGATGGCCCGCCGCTGGGGCGCAGAGATCAAGGATGCGCTCGAACGCTGGTCCGGCGACGACGGAACCATTGACCTCGGCCTTCGGCTGAGGAAAGATTCGCGCGCAGCCGGGCGGTGGAACATCGCCGGCCACAAGGGGTCGGTCTACTGCGCCGGCGTCGCCGGTTCGATTACGGGTAAACCGGCGGATGTCGCGCTCGTTGACGACCCGCTGAAGAACATGGAGGAAGCCCAGTCGGAGCGGTACCGCGAGCGCGCCTTGAGCGTCTACCGCGCGGTCCTCGTGCCTCGAATGGGTCCGGGTGCCAAGCTGGCGTGGATCCAGACCTGCTGGCATGAGGCCGAGCCGATCCGACAGATCCTCGCCAACGAGGGCGACCGCAAGACCGGCGGCAGGTGGCGGGTCATCTCCATCCCGGCGATCTGCGACGACGAAGCCAACGACCCGCTCGGCCGTAAGCTCGGCGAGGGCATGGTGTCAGCGCGGGGTAACCGTGACTGGCATCAGATCCGCAAGTCGGTCGGCGAGTATGTGTTCGCCGCCCTATATCAGCAGCGGCCCGCGCCGGCTGAGGGGAACCTGTTCAAGAGGATCTGGTGGCGGTATTGGACACCAGCGCCGGAGATCGGCTCGTCCCCGCGTATCAACCTCGGCGGAGTGGTGCATGAGTTGGATGACTGCTGGCGGTTCGGCACCGTCGACCTGGCGAACTCGACCAAGACGTCCGGGGACTGGACGGTCATCTCGGCGTGGGCTCGAACCCTGTCCGGTGACCTGGTGCTGCTGGACCGGGTACGGGCGCGGATCGGCGAACATGACCACTTCGTGCACGCCCGGCCGCTGGTAGAGCGGTGGAAGCTGGACACCTTGTACGTTGAGGACTCCCAGTTCGGCACCACGCTGGTGCGTGAGGCCACTGCTGGTGGTGTGCCAATCCTGCCGCTGAAGGCAGAAACGGACAAGTTGACGCGGGCGTTACCGGCGTCGGCGTGGTGTTCGTCGGGGCGCGTGTGGCTGCCTGCCGGCGCGTGGTGGACGAAAGCTTGGGTCGACGAGGCTGCCGCGTTTCCAAACGGGGCACATGACGACCAGGTTGACACGCTCGCCTACGCGGTGCGGGTTGCGGTGACGCAGTGGACGCCCAGGATCCCGACTGTGCTTCCGTCGGCAAGGAGCACGGACGAGGTGGACTTCAACACGGTCCCGCTGTGACTTGGTGGGGGTGGTTGTGGCTACCCTGACCCGCCCGCCGCTGCGCCCGATCGGCGTTGTCGACGAAAACCAGTACGGGACGCTGATCGCGGACGTCTACGAGATCATCCCGGACCTGGTCTACCCGCACAGCGTTGATGTGTACGCGCAGATGCGGCGCGACTCCCGGCTAGCCGCTGTCCTGGCCGGGTACACGCTCCAGCTTCGCCGGGCGCAGTGGCAGTTGGACGGCACCGGCTGCCGGCCCGAGGTGGTTCAGCTGGTCGCGGACAGCATGGGGTTGCCGATCGCTGGCAGGGACGAGCCGACTGGTTTGCGGCGGCGCGGGGTTAGTTGGGATGGCCATCTGCGTGCGGCGCTGCACTTCTTGACGTTCGGCCACTACGCGTTTGAGCTCGTGGCTGAGATCGGGGATGACGGCAAAGCGAGGCTTGCCGCGCTCGCCGAGCGGATCCCGCAATCCATCTCGGGGATCCACGCTGACCCGAAGACCGGTGACCTTCTTGGGGTCGACCAGGCGGCAGTCACCGGTATGGGTGCGCCGCAGATCCCAGCCGAGCGGCTGGTGTGGTACTGCCATGAGCGTGAAGGTTCGGCGTGGCAGGGTGTCAGCCTTCTGCGGCCGTCATACGCGGCGTGGCTGACCAAACGGGAGATGATCCGGGTCGCCGCGATTTCTCACCGCCGGTGGGGTGCCGGTGTGCCGGTGATGGAGGCGGAGCCGGGGACGAATCCGACGCCGGCGCAGATGGCTGAGGCGCAGCGGATGGCGTCGGCTGCGCGTGCCGGCGACCAGTCGGGTGCGGCGGCTCCGCCGGGGTTCCGGCTGCGGGTTCTCGGGTTGTCGGGGTCGGTGCCAGACACGCTGGCTTTTCTGGAATTTCTCAACCGTGAGATGGCCTCCAGCGTGCTGATGCCGCACCTCGATCTTGGGCAGGGCGGTAACGGCGGCTCCCGCGCCCTCGGCGCAACGTTTGTTGACTCGTGGATGCTGGCGCTGGAGTCGATCGCGGAGAACGTCGCGGACACCGCGACACGGCAGATCGCCGAGCGTATCGTCTCGTGGAACTGGGGCGATGACGAGCCTGTTCCGGCGGTCACCGTGTCCGGGGTCGGGTCGCGGCGTGAGGTGACGGCCGAGTCGCTGCAACTGCTGCTGTCGTCGGGTGCGCTGTCGGCGGATCCGGGTCTTGAGAGGTGGGTGCGGCGCGAGTACCGGCTGCCTGAGCGTGTCGGCCCGGAGCCGTCGGCGCGGACGGCGACTCGCCGCCGCCCGGCCGCCGACCGCACGCCGGACACCAACCCGGACGAGCCTGACGACGGCGAAGACGAGGGCGAGCCGTCTGAGGAAGAGATGCGGGTTGAGGCAGCCGCGACACCTCCGCAGGATGCCGAGCGGCTGGCCGCCGACCATAGGCAGGCCACCGACGCCGCTGCCCGAGAATGGTCGACCGCCTCGTCCGCGCTCGTGGCCGCGCTCGCCGCTGCGACCGCCGCCGAGGTGGCGTCCGGGATGCTGGTCGGGCTGGCGGCGGTGCAGATCCCGCAGGGGATCACCGCGAGTCTGTCGGCTGGGCTCGCGGCCCGGATGATCCGGCTCGGCGAACAGTCAGCGCGCCGGGCTGCGCGTGAGGCACGCACCGCCGTCGGGGTGGACGTTGACGCCGGCCTGCCGGACGATGTCCGGGACTATCTGACGCGGGTCGCTCAAACCACCGTCGGGCTGATCGTCAACGGCTACGCGGCCGGTGCTGCCCGCGAGGCGCTGCGCCTGGTCGGCCCCGAGGTGGACGCTGAAGAGGTCGAGGAGACGGTCCGCGAGCATCTGGCCGAGCTGTCGGAGGCCCGCAACAGGGGGTTTGTGCGCGGCCACCTGTCGGCGGCGATGGCGACCGCGCAGGCCGCCGGCCGTGAGGCGGTGTTCGACCGGCTACCTGAGGGCACCCGGTATGCGGTGTCCGAGGTGAACGACCGGAACCGGTGCGGGCCGTGCGCACGAGCGGACGGCCGGATCTACGACTCGCTCGCCGACGCGCTACGCGACTACCCGGCCGGGAAGTACAGGCGCTGCTTGGGCGGGGACCGCTGTCGCGGCTTCCTGTACCCGATTCCGCCCGAGGGTGGTCGGTGATCCTCGGCCCGCTGTACCACTGGTCACCCGCTGACCGTTACGAGTCCATCCTCGCCCACGGCCTGTTTCCGGGAAGCCGGGCGACCGTGGCGTCCGTGGGTGAGGCCCGAGTACGGGCCGCGCGTGTACGAGGTGCGGATCGTCGGCCCGGTGCCGCCGGAGAGGGTGTGGTGGGTTGGCCGTCGACCACGAACCCCAAGCCAGCCCTGACGTGCCTGGGTGGCGCCGGGTGAACCTTGACCAGTGTGGTGTGACGGCTGCCTGTCGCCGTCAACGAGAGGCGGTGAACAATGCCTGACTCGGTCGAGCTGGTGCGCCGCGACGGGATCGAGCTGGTCCGTACCGGCACGTGGGCTTTGTCCACAGGAGTGTGGAAGGCAACGAGGGAAGACCTAGCCGCTGCTGTTGCGGCGATGCAGTGCCCGGCAGTCCAGAAACCAATCATCAAGATCGGGCACACGGACGACCGGTTCACGCCCGGTGATGGTGAGCCGGCGCTCGGATGGTTCGAAAACCTACGACTCGCCGACGGCGGCCACACCCTCATCGCCGACCAGGTGGCGCCCAAATGGTTGTCCGACATCCAAGCGGCGGCGTGGCCGAACCGGTCGATCGAGGGCACTTACAACAAGCGGTGCGGGTTGGGGCACACCCACCCGTTTGTGATCACCGCTGTGGCGTTGCTCGGCGTTACGCCGCCTGGTGTGTCGGTGCTCAAGCCGCTCAACTCTCTGGCAGATGTGAAGGCCCTGTACGGGCTTGCCGCATCAACCCAGCCGCAAGAGGGCGAGGTGCACATCCGCGCCAGCATGCAGGTGGCGGCGGCAGATCAGCAGTACACCGGGGCGATGGTCGCCCTCATCCCCACCGAAGAGGACGCGCAGCGACTCGCCGTCGAGGGCGGGGAGCCGGCCGACCAGCTACATGTCACCCTCCTCCACCTCGGCGAAGCGGACCAGATCCCCAACCCCGCCCGGCGGCAGATAATCGGCGAGGTCATGCGCGCGATCGCCGGCATCCCGCCGCTGACCGTTGACGCGTTCTCGGTTGGGGTGTTCAACCCCAACAACCCGGACCGTGACACCTGCATCGTGCTCAGCCTGTCCGGCGAGGAGTTGGATGACGTCCGTGCGCTCGCCCACGCGGCAGTAATGCACGCCCAGCAGGGACAAGTCGGCTTCGTCGTACCGGAGCCTCACACCCCGTGGCATCCACACATCACGCTGCGGTACACGGACGACCTGACGCGGGTAGTGGAGTACTCCGACCGTACCGGGCCGGTGACGTTCGACCGGGTCCGGATCGCGTTCGCCGGCGAGCATGTGGATCTGCCATTGACGGGCGCCCCCGACGACGACATGCCGGACGAGCTGATGTCGGTGGAGGCCGCACCTCGGGATGACAGGCCGTTGCGGAACTACTGGCTGCGCGGCAGGGGTGCGGCCCGCATCCGCTGGGGCACCCCTGGTGACTTCACCCGCTGTGTCCGTTTGCTGCGCGGCAAGGTTCGCGACCCGCGAGGACTCTGCGCCGAATACCACTTCGAGGCGAACGGCTTCTGGCCTGGTGATCGGCGTAACCGCCGCGCACGAGTGGCAGCGCAATCAGGAGATGACATGCCCAACCCGAATCCGATCAACGCGGACAGGGTGCGTGAGGAGTGGAACCGGCAGGCACCCCACGACCAGTGGGTCGTCGAAGTGTACCCGGACCACGTCATCGTCTGCTCCGAGGCAGACCGCACTTTCGCCCGTGTGCCGGTAATCGTGGCCGGCGACACGGTCGTCTTCGGTGAGCCGACGCCGGTGCGCCCCGGCTACGTGCCGGCCGACACCGTGGCGGCAAGCGCCGTGTACGCGTCGCGCGCGGAATCCCGACCCAACCCCGACCCCGATGGTGTGGAGGCCGAGCCGGAGCCGGACGTGGCCGCCGCCGTGGAAGTGTCGGACAGGCCGTGGTCCGACTTCAGCCAAGCCGACTACACACCGGAGCAGTGGCGGCGCGCCTGTCTCATCGACACCGGTGAAGGCGACCCGGACTCCAAGAGCCGCTACAAGCTGCCGGTTCGTGAACCGGACGGCACCATCAACCGCAACGCGGTCCACGCGGCAGCGGCCCGGATCGGGCAGGTCGACGCCCCCCAAGAGTTGATCCGGGAGGCGGCCCGCACGCTGGCGCGCATCTACCGGGAGATCGGTGACGAGCCACCGGAATCGCTGCTCGGCCTCGCCGGCGTGGAGGCGTCCGCGCCAGAAGCGCCGCTGCCTCCGCCCGCAGACCAGGCTGCTGTTGAGGCAGCCTCCGAGCCCCCGGCCGCCGAGCCGGAGCAATCCACCCAAACCGAAACGACAGATGAGGAGGACCGAGTGTCCACTCTGATCGCCGACGTGCGTGCACGGCTCGGCCTGCCCGACGACGCCGACGACGCCGCCGTGCTGGCCGCGCTCGACGAAGTCAAGGCGAAGGCCGACAACCCGCCCACGCCGGAGCCGGACCCGCAGGAGGTCGCGGCAGCCGCCGAGCAGCAGAGGAAGCTGGCGGAGCTGGAGACCAAAGTCGCCCTGCTGACCGAACAGCTCCAGGCCGCCGCCCAGGAGCTGGCGGAGTCGCGCGCCCGCGCCGCTGCCGAGCAGAAGGAGCGTGTGCTCGCCGCCGCCCGCCGCGACGGGAAGATCAAGCCGTCCGACTACGACAAGTGGGCTGAGCGCTACGACAAGGCTCCGGAGACGGTCACGGAGATCCTGGCGTCGATCCCGGTCGGCACTGCCGTTCCGGTGTCCCCGGCCGGCTACACCGCCAGCGGCGACACCGCCCCCGACGAGGAGGCCGAGAACGCCAAGTACGACTACCTGTTCTCCACCCCCGCCCCGAAGGGAGTATGATCAATGGCTGACTACAGCCCGCTCTACCTGCCCGGCCACGCCATCACCGGCACCGCCTCGGCGACGATCACCGGCGGGCAGCTTCTCGCCGTGACCGGTGACGGCCAGGTCGGTCCGGCCACGGACGGCGCGAACGCTGTGGTGGGGGTGGCCGCGTTCGACGCCGGCCCGGGTGCCCAGATCACCTACTATGCGCGGGGCGCCGTCCACGAGACCACGACCGCTGGCGCGGTGACCGCCGGTGATCTCGTGTCGGCCGGCGCTGACGGCACGGTTGACGCCGACGGCGGGTCGACCCCGACGTTCGGCGTGTTCTTGGTGAGCGCCGCCAGCGGCGAGAAGGCGCTGTGGATGGAGTGCTGACCCGCCCAAACGTCCTGTAAACCCGCGCAACCCTTTCCCTTCCGTCAACCCCGGACTCGATTCGGCCGGGGTTTTTTCGTGCCCGGATTCCGGGCTGCCTTGAGACTTGAGAGAGGAAGAGATCAATGCCCGGGTCCTACCCACCCGCGCCGCCTACCCTCGCCGGGGACATCCTGTCCATCCACCGGCTGCTCCAGTCGCCTGCCCAGATCCGGCGGCGGCTGCGCACCATCCGGGATCTGCGGTTCGTCAGCGACAAGATCCTCACCCAGCGGTTCCGCTCGCAGGGCGGCGCGGTCCTGTACGAGATGACGGAGCCGATCCGCAACGCGCGTGACGCCGGCAGCATCGCGCCCGGCTCCGAGTACCCGCGTGACGTGCCCGGTGTCGGCACCGCCGGGCTGGCGGCCGTCCAGAAGTGGGGACAAAAGGTATTTCTCGCCGACGAGAAGATTAAGCGCAGCGTGTACGCCGGCGACGAGGTCGACCGGGCGCTGCGCAAGGTCCTCGCCACCGTGGTCGCCCAGGTGGACGAGGTCACCCTGTCGGTGATCGCCTCCCAGGTGACCGCCACCAGTTCGGCGATCGCCCCCTGGGACAGCACCGACGCGGAGATCTTCCGTGACCTGGCGCTGGCCGAGGCGAAGATCCTCGACCTGCGGCAGGGCTACCAGCCCGACACGGTCCTGATGTCGGACACCAAGTACGCGCTGGCGATCTCCGACAAGAAGATCGCGCTGCTGCGGCGCCGCGAGACGACCGACAACCCGATCTACGGCGGTGAGCTGGAGATGATCGGCAAGTACAAGGTCGTCACCGCCCCTGTCAGCTCGCTGCCCAGCGACGACGTGTGGCTGTTCGACTCCCGGCAGCTCGGCGGCATGGCCGACGAGACCGAGGTCGATCCCGGCTACTCGGTCGCCGAGCTCGGCGTCCAGGTGCAGACCCAGCGGGTCGCGGACCGCGACGGCTGGGACCTGTGGGGTCGCCGTCTCACCGTCCCGGTCGTGCAGGAGCCCGGCGCGGCGATCCGCATCACGTTCACCGAGGGGAGCTGACCGTGACCTGGCAGGTGACCGCCGCGATGGTGGTGGTGCCGGCTGACACCCAGTACGGCCGGCAGATGGTGCACGTCGGCAGGCGGGGGATTCTGCCGCCGGGCGTGCCACAGGAGAAGATCAACCATCTGCTATCGCTGGGGATGATCCGCAAGGTGGGGCCGGCGGTATCCGCGCCGCCCGCGCCGGCTCCTGCGCCGGCAGTGAAGGTGGACGAGGAGCCGCCGCCGGAGGCACCGCCGACCGATTCGGTGCCGTACGACCACCCCGACCGGGTGGCCGCGCGGGAGAAGCTGCCGGCCGGCGGCAGCCTTCCGGACGGGCGGGCCGCCCACGCGGTGTGGGTGGAGGCGGCCGTGCGTGCCGGCTACGCGTACGACGCGGCACGGCAGGCCACCAAGCAGGAACTCCAGGAACTGCTCCGCCGCTAACCAATGGCTGGGTTGGGGAAACGGGTGGGGGTGTGTATGCCGGTCCACGCCCCCACCCGCCCGATCCGGCTCGTCCTGCTCGGCAACCCGCGTCTGAAGCGATCGTGGAAGAACTGCCTCGCCCACGCCGCGCGGCAGCTCGGCTGGCAGACGACCGTGTTGCAGGACAACGCGGTCAGCATCGCTGATGTGGTACGCGCCTGCGACGGCGCTGACCTGCTCATCTGGGCCAGATCCCACGGTCACCAGCCATCGGGTGACATTGCCCGGATGTGGCGGAAGGTGGCGGCCGGGGGGACGGCGACGGCGAGCGTGCACCTCGACCTGTACTGGGGGTTGCCACACCGGGAGCCGGAGATCGGTCGGCATCCGTGGTGGCACGCCCAGCATGTGTTCACCGCCGACGGAGGCCGCCGGGACTGGTCACGCCGAGGGGTGAACCACCATTGGTTGCCGCCGCCGGCCGCCGACCGGTGGACTGGTCCGGGAACACCCCGGCCTCATCTGGCGTGCGATGTGGTTTTCGTCGGCACATGCGGGCGCGCACATCGCGGATCGGGCCGTGACCGGCTGCTGAGCTGGGCACAAAACCGCTACGGGAACCGGTTCAGGTGGCTCGGCTACAACCGTGAATCGGCGGTGTGGGGCCGCGACCTCGCCGACCTGTACGCCTCCGCGCACATCGTGCTCGGCGACTCGGTACCGGCGGCCCGCTACTGGTCCGATCGGGTGCCTAACGCCCTCGGCATGGGCGGTGTTCTGGTGCATCCGGCGGTGGACGGGCTCGCCGACGTCCACGGAGACACGGTGGTCACCTATCGGCGCGGTGACTTCGCGATCCTCGGCGACATCATCGACGGGTTGCTGGCTGACCCGGACCGCCGCCGGCGACTGCGGGAGGGCGGTGTGCGGCAGGTCGCCGAACGGCACCTGTGGCGGCACCGGCTGGTCGACATCGCCCATACCTGTGGTGTGCTGTGACCGCCCGGCTGCTGGTGATCGTCCCCACCCGGGGCAGACCGCACAACATCTCCCGCCTGTGGAAGGCGTGGCAAAGGACCGCGACCGGGTGCGCTGATCTGCTGGTCGCCGTCGACGGCGACCCGGCGAACCTCAACGACTACATCGCCACCGGGGTGCCGCGTGTGGTCTACACCCCGTGGCAGGGCATGATCGCCACCCTCAACCAGTGGGCGCACGAGAACGCCGACCGATACGAGGCGTTGGCGTTCTGGGGTGACGACCACGTCCCCCGCACCGCCGGTTGGGATCGGGCGCTGCTGTATGCCCTCGACGATCTCGCCCCGGTAGGGTTCGTGTACGGCAACGACCTGCATCGAGGCCCTGACCTGCCGACCGCTGTGGCGATGACGTCCACAGTGGTGCAGACGCTCGGCTACATGGCCCCACCCGATCTGGGGCATCTGCTGTGCGACCGGTGGTGGCTGACCGTCGGACGCCGGCTCGGCCGCATCACCTACCTGCCCGATGTGGTCATCGAACACATGCACTACGCCGCCGGCAAAGCCATCAAGGACGACGGCTACCGCACGGTGAACTCGCGTACCCAGTACAGGCAGGACAAAGAGGCCTACCGCCAGTACGTGGATCGGGGGCACCTACGGCGAGACGTCGAGAGGCTACGCGCGACCGTGGAGGGGCGGGTGTTTGACGACGGAACCCGACAGTGGACGAAGGAGCTTCCGCGCCTACTCGGCGAGCGCGGCATCACAGTGACCGGTGTGGTGCAGGTCGGCGCCCACCGTGGTGAAGAAGTGGAGACGCTGCGCCGCATCACTTCCGGGCCGGTAGTGCTGGTCGAGCCTATCCCTGAGCTGGCTGCCGCGCTGCGGGCTATCCCTGATGTGACGGTTGTGGAGGCTGCCTGCGGTGTGGCGGCCGGCCGGCGGCTGTTCAACATCACCGAAAACACCAAGTACGCGTCCCTTTACCGGCCTGCCAAGAAGCCGGTGGTCCGGCAGGTAGAGGTGCGGGTGGTGCGGCTCGCCGACGTCATCCCGCCCGAGGTCAACGCGGCGGTGCTGGACGTGCAGGGCGCGGAGCTGGATGTGCTCGCCGGCGCTCCGCTCGACCAGCTTGACGTGATCGTCGCCGAAACCCACACCAAGGCCATGTACACCGGTGCGCCGCTGCACCACCGGGTGATATCGGCGATGCGGCGGCGCGGCTGGCAGCCGGTCGAGGAATGGTGGCACGACCGGAAAGGTAAGATCCGTGATGTTGTGTTCCTGAGGGCGGCGGCGTGACCACCGTAATCGTCATCTGTGCGGGCGAAGCCCAACGGTGGGGTGACTACCTCAACACCCCCAAGCATCTGATCGCGCCGGAGGGTGAGCGGTTGATTGACCGCACCACCCGTCTGTTCCGCGCCGCCGGCGCCGAGCGGGTGTATGTGGTGTCCAAGCCGGGCGACATGCGCTACGAAACCCCCTACGGTGAGCGTGTCGACGCGAAGCTGAATCCCCGGAACGGGGACGCCGACAAGTTCTTGTCGTCACGCCACCTGTGGTCGACCACCGGCCGCACGGTGGTCGTGTACGGGGATGTGTGGTTCGATCCCGAAGCCGTCGAAAAGATCATGGCGGATCGGGACGACTGGACCCTGTACTGCCGGCCCGGTCCATCGCAGGTGACCGGCGCTACATCGGGCGAATGTTTCGCGGTCGGCTTCCACCCCCGGCATCACGCCGAGTACGCTGCAGCGCTTAACCGGGTGGCCGCGCTGTGGCGGGACGGGAAGCTGAAGCGGTGCGGCGGCTGGGAAACCTACCGGGCGATGTGCGGCGCGGAGAACCTGCGCAAGCACCGCATGTACAACCGATTCGTGGAGATCGGCGGCTGGGTTGAGGATTTCGACAAGCCGGCCGACTACGACAAGTGGATCGAACGTCGCCGCCGGCTGGTCGCTTCCCCGTCGGTGTCGGTGCTGATCCCCTACCGGCCCGATGGTGGCCACCGTGACCAGGCGCTGGAGTGGGTGCAGCGGCGGTGGGCTATCCGACACCCGTCGTGGCAGATCATCATCGGCGAACACCCGGCCGATGGGCCGTGGGTGAAGGCCCGCGCGGTCGCCGACGCGCTTACCCGCGCGGACGGGGAGATCCTGGTCGTCGCCGACGCCGACGTGTGGACCGACGGGGTGGCGCTCGCCGTCGATGCGGTACACAAGGGTGCGCCGTGGGCGGTGCCGCACAGCAAGGTACACCGGCTCGGCGAGAAGGCCACGACCCGCGTGCTGGCCGGCGAAGAGCCGTCCACGGCGATGGGCGGGCTGGCCCGCAAACCCTATCTTGGTGTCGAGGGCGGCGGCGTGGTCGTGCTGCCGAGAAGCACGTACGAGAAGGTGCCGCTCGACCCACGGTACGCGGGATGGGGTCAAGAAGACGAGTCGTGGGGGCTCGCCCTGTCGACGGTGGTTGGCCGCCGGTGGCGGGGTACCGCGCTGCTGTGGCATCTGTGGCACGAGCCGCAGCCGCGTCTCAACAGCCACGTCGGGTCGGCCGAGTCGCGGGCTCTGCATGTCCGCTACCAGGTGGCGGCCAAGGAAGGCCGCAAGAGCATGCGGGCGCTGCTCGCCGAGATCCCCGGATACGTGCCGGCGGCGTTCAGCGCGGCGTCGTCTGAGTCCGGCGTCGATCGTGCCCGGCATCCACAAGGCGGGTGTCAACCGCCCGACGCTGACTGCCTCAACGAATCGGGGGTGAACGGTGGCGAGCGATGTGGCCGTTGGTGACATCGAAACCCCCTACCTGGACGTCACCCCCGGCGACGCGACCACCCAAGGAACCCTGACGGTCATCGCGCCGGACGGGACGACCAGCAGCCCGACGGTCACGACCGGAACCCCTTCCGACGGCAGTGTGCGGCTCACCGCCACCCCGGTCACCTACGACCAGCCCGGTAAATGGGTGCTGGCGTGGAAGGTCACCGAAACCGGTGCCGGGGCTGAGGACCTGGTCGTCTATGTGGTGCCGAACCCGAACGCCGGCGGCCCGACGTGGCTGCCGGGGCGGTCGCGGGTGGCGAACTACGTGCCGGGCCGCACCCTCGCCGTGGACTCCGAAACCCACGAGTTGACCTTCAACAGCCAGACGCGCCCAACTGGCGTGATGGTCGACAGGCTGATCTTCGATGCTGCGGCGCGGGTCCTCGGTCGGGTCGGAAACCTCAACGAAAGCCTGTACGAGCTGGCGTCGGTGATCGTCGCGCTGCTCGCCGCCGCTGCTGTCGAGCGGGGCTGGCCGGACGACCAGCAGAACCAGCTCTCCCTTCAGCGGGCCAACGACCTGGAAAAACAGGCCAACCGGATGTTGGACGAGCTGGTCGCGGCGAACGAGAGCGCCGGCGAGGACCCTGTTGACCCGGGCGCGAACCTGATGCCTGTGTACGCGTTCCCGCCGCCGGTGCCGTGGGGGGACGACTACTTCCTCTGAGGGTGGCCGGTGGCTGATCGGGTTCGTATCCGAGTGCACCGTTCTGGTGTGCGCGCCATGCTCCAGCAGCCGTTCATGCTGCGGGAGGTCGAGCGTCGGGCCGAGCGGGTGCAGTGGGTCGCCCAGCAGATCGCGCCGGTGCGCACGGGCCGCTACCGGGCGTCGATCGCGGTGAGCTCTGGCACTCGCCCTTCTGGGGTGTATGCGCGGGTGACCGCCCACGCGCCCTACAGCTATTTCATCGAGCGCGGTACGCGGAAGATGCGCGCACAGCATGTGCTAGCCCGAGCGTTGAAGGCCGCCGGCGACTGACCTGAAGGGTGGCTGGTGGTGTACGCAGACATCCAGAAGATCGTCATCGGCCGGTTGCGTGCGCGTCTCAACGAGGATGTGCCGCTGTCGGAGCGGATCCGCGTCGAGGACGATCTTCCTGGCAACAGCCAGTACGTCAACCGGCTGGTCGTGGTCGGCATCAACCCGGGATCGCCCGGTGACACCACACTGACAATCGACGTCACCGACCTGGACATCGACGCGTTCGCCGGCAGCCGGGACCGGGCGCAGGATCTTGCCGAGAAGGTGCGAACGGAGATGCGCGTGTACCTTCCCCGCTACACGGATCCGGCGACCGGCGCCTTCGTCATGCAAGTACAGACGTTCGCCCGGCCAGCACCAGCACTGTGGGACGACGCGTCCCGGATAGTGCGCTGGTCAGCGACATACCGCGTGACTGTGCATCACGCCCCCTGATCAACCCGCAGCCCCTGTTGTTACCCGACGTCGACCGTCGGGCCTTCACTGTGCGTAGAGGAGAGAGACCGTGGCGGTCGATATTCAACTGATCAGGGCATACACCAACGGTCTGGTGGCGGTGACGGACGCTAACCCGGTCGGCATCCCCCTGCCGACGGACGCGTCCACGCCGCTGGATGCGGCCTACCACGAGGTCGGCGCGATTTCCGAGGACGGCATCACCGAGGCGACCAGCCAGGACAGGACCGACATTTTCATCTGGCAGAACAACGCGCTCGCCCGTCGGATCCCTGGCCAAGCCACCAAGACATGGACGTTCGCGGCTGCGGAGACTAACCTGATCACGCTCGGGGTGCAGTATCCGGGATCCACCGTCACCCAGACGCCTGAGGGTGTCGCTATCGCCGAGCGTCCGCCAATCACCGACATCCGGCAGTGGGTGCTGCACGGCATTGACGGCACCCGGGCGTTGAGGATCGTCGTTCCTCGTGGCGAGGTGACCGAACGCGGTGACGTGGTCTGGTCTGCCGGTGGCATCACCGTCTATGAGTGGACGTTGTCGGCCTACGTGGACACCAACGGGTTCTGGGCGTACCGGTACTACCTGGATGAAAGTCTCGCCTCTGGTTCATGACCGGCCCTAGTCGGCGTCGGCGGGTGTTTCGCGGGTTGGCCCGCCGACGTCCTCCTTTCTCAACCCGCGCAAACCCGCAAGGAGCCCGCATGGCACGACTACAAGTGCTGTACCTGCCTACCGAACAGATCACCCCTGGTGGCGATGGGACGGCGGCCGGCTACAAGGCGCGGTACGCGCTCGTCCTCGACGGCCTAGACACCCTTCTTACCAGAGAGGAAAGGGACAACCTCGACTCGTTCGCAGCCGCGATCGGCGCGGCGGGGGTGTACGCCACGACCCGGACCGTCGACTGCGAGCAAGGCGGCGACGTCCAGGACAAGAACGACGAGGACGCCGTCAAGGAGCTGCACGGCATGCTCAACGAGCTCGCCGGCGAAGCTGTGCGGGCGGCGATGGCCCGGCAGGGTTCGCCGGCCGGCAAGGGGTCTGTGCTGAGGACGTGGGGGTCGAGCGAGAAGGACCCGCGCGAGAGCATCCCGGGCTGGAAGCCGAAGGAGGCGGCTGATGTCTGACGTGTTCGACCTGGATGCCGCATACGCCGAGCAGGCCGGCGAGCCGTTCCGGTTCCGGTGGCGTGGGGTCGAGTGGGAGTTCCCGCCGCTCGCCGACTCCGACTGGCGGATCCTTTCCCTCGCCGACAAGCTCAACAACATTCAAGGCAGCGACACCCTCGACACTGAGGCGGTCGCCGCGTTGGAGCAGCTGTTCCGGCTCGCTGTACCCGAGGAGCGGGCTGAGGAGTGGGAGAAGACCCGCCAGCCCATCTCGGCAATGATCATGCTGTTCGGGCGGTGGATGCAGCACTCCGGACAGAGGCCGGGGGAAACGCTGGGCTCCGACGGCTCCTCAACGAGCACGGCGGAGCCATCGCCGCTGACCTCCAGCGCTACTACGGAATCCGGCTCGGTGAAGCACTCTTCGGGCCGCGCGAGAAGCGGCGCACGGCGGGTGAACTCCTCAACCTGATCTACCATCTGCCCGCCGAGTCGGCGCTCGTGCGCCGGCTGCGCGGTGACGCCGCCGATTGGGACCTGCATGCCGCGTTGCTTGCGTTGATCGAGTACCGGTTGGCGGGCGCCAACTGGCAGCGGTCGGGCGGCAAGGGCCAGAAACCGAAGCCGATCAAGATACCGGGCAGCGACACCAGCAGCAGCCGGCGGTCAAAGCCTAAGCGTGAGCGGAACGCCGACGCCGTTCGGCGGCTACAGAACCTCGGGCTAATCCCGGATACGGGGTCCTGACGCGTGCAGGGGGGAGGTCGCCGCTGTGACCTCCCCTGTGATCGTCGGTGAAGTCGCTGTTGAGATCACCGCCCACGTTGGGGCGGAGTTCACGAGAGCGCTACGCCGGTCGATCAACCGGGCGGTCAGGCAAGCCAACCTCGGCCGGGCGCTGACCGACGGCATCACCCGCGCCATCCGTGACGCCGATCTAGGCAAGGCACTTCGGGATGCGCTGCCCAAGCAGCCGATCAAGGTTCCGGTACGGCCCGAGGTGGTGGAGGCTCCGGCTGTCAAGCCAGCGGACACCACCACCCGTCATCGGGAACGGCGTGAACCCGCGCCTGAGGTTGACCCGGATCCGGTTCTGCGCGCGCTCCAGCAGGACATCCGCCGGCAGATCCGCGACCTGTCGCGGCAGGCGCTCCAGATCCCGGTCAACGCCGACACCGATCCGCTGCGTGAGCAGATCGCCGCCGCCCTACGGGACCTCAGTAACCGCACGAGGGCGCAGATCCCCACCGACCCCGCTGACCGGCGGGACTACGAACGGCAGCTGCGGACGCTGGTCTCCTCTGTGGCGGCGCAGGTCAGGGCAGCTATCCCGGTTGATGTTTCCAAGCCGGACGCGATACGGCAGGCGCGGGCAGCCGCGAACGCTGCGAGCGCTGCTACGCCGCCGGTGCGGCTGGGTGTCGATATCGACCGGAACAGGTTGCGGCAGGCGATCGCTGGGCTTGCGACTGCGGCGCGGGGCGCGGTGACGGCAACGGCTGGGCTTGCCGGTATCGCTACCGCTGTCGGGGCGGGCGCGACCGCACTTGCGGGGCTTGCTGCTGCTGCTGGTGCGGCGGTGCAGGCGCTCGGTGCGATCGCTGCTGCTGCGGTGACGGCGTCGGGTGCGCTGGCGGCGATTCCCGGCGCGGTGTCGATCGCGGCGGCTGCGGTTGGCGCGCTCGCGCTCGGGGTTATGGGCATCAAGGACGCGCTCAAGGAATCCACCAAAGCCTCCAACGACGCGGCTAACGCGGTTAGCGAGTTGGCTGCTGCTGAGCGTGCGTATCAGGCGGCGCTGCGGGAGTCCAAGCGGGCGCAGGAAGCTCTCAACCGCGCCCGCCGTGAAGCGGTCGAGCGGCTTG